AAGAATAGAAGGCAATTATGCAAGACCAAGAATTCGAGTTTAATTTAGAAGATAGAATAGCAAAGATTAAAGCTATAAATGAACAATACAATTTAGAGAAATATGGTTATGTATCTTGTAGTGGTGGATTAGATAGTATGGTTGTATCTGCATTACTTGATGTAGCATTGCCAAACAATAAAATACCAAGAGTATTTATGAATACAGGAATTGAGTATTTAGATATAGTTAAGTTTGTAAAAGAAGTAGCGTCAAAAGACGATAGATTTGTAATTGTGAATAGTGGTGTAAATATTAAGAACATGCTTAATGAAGTTGGTTATCCGTTTAAGGCTAAACAACATGCACATAATATTCATATTTATCAAAACAATAAAGAGTTATGCGATAAGTATGTTAAGGAAATAGAAAATAATCCAGAGTTAAAAAACAACTATGATTACATTCATAATTTACCAAAAGGTGTTAAGACATTTATCAAGTATTGGTTTGGAATAAGAGAGAGAGAGAGAAGTATCTACATCTATGAAAGTTATCCCTGAATCATTAAGATACCAAAAGAGTGATGAATTCAAGCTTAACATAAGTGATAAATGTTGTTATAAACTTAAAAAAGAGAACTTTGCTAAATGGGAAAAAGAGAATGGTAGATATATAGGTTTAACAGGTATAAAAAGTGAAGAAGGTGGGATGAGAAGTGTTATTCAATGCACTGCATTTGATGATACTGGGAAATTAAGAAGATTTCATCCATTAAAGCCTGTAACAAAAGAGTGGGAATGGGAATTTATAAAAAGATATAATGTACCAATTTGTAAGTTATATTATCCACCATACAATTTTGAAAGGACCGGTTGCAGGTGCTGTCCAAATGCAGAGAACGTTCAAGAAGAGCTTAACACTTTATATAAATTATTTCCAAATGAATATAAGATAGCAAAGCAATTATGGAAACCTGTGTTTGATGAATACATAAGAATAGGATATAGATTAAAGTATTATCCAGATGAAAAAGGCGTTCAATTATCAATATTTGATTTAAGCGAACAAAATTAAGCGTATAGCGAGTTTTAAGCAAGAAATGAGTATTTATTCATTTTATTGATAAAACGTTAAAATAAGGCAAATTTGAAAGGAATAAAGTATGTTAAAAGAAACATTAAAAGAATTAGGATTAGAAATAGCAGACCATTGGAAAACAAAAGTCAAAACAATAGGTGGAGAGCATATACATAATTATTATGTGTTTAAGATTGGAAAAGAGTATTGGTGTGCAGGTGAAGCTCCAATTATGAAAGGACACTATAGTTATGTGTTATCAAGGGATGATAGCCGTAATTTGAAATATGCAGGGTATGACCTTAATGAACTAAAAGAGATTATAAAAGAAATCATATCAAGAGAAGAAAAGACTTGCTAAAAGTTATTAAATGTTATTGACAATATTATTCAAAAAGCATATAATAGTAGATGTAAGGTATGCTTGCAGAAAGAGGTAATAATATGTTATATAATTTTGAATTGGTTGATTATGAATGTGATAATGATAATCAACAAGTAAAGGTAAAACTAGAGTGCGATTGTGAAAGTGAAGAAGTTGAGTGGGACTATGTAAATGAAGAGCCATCATGTTCAACAACAACTTGTTGGGGACAAACTTACTATTATGTAAGTTATAGTGATATTGTGAATTCATTGCTAAAGTCAAAGACTAAAACAATATGGGCTACTGAAAAAGAGATTATTGAATTACAAAAAATGAGTGATAATGATGATTACCCAAATATTGAATTTATAGATGCTTGGGTAGATTATTACATCAACAGTCTTGATTTTGAAAAAGTAAGTAGAAGTGATAGTGAATTTATGGAAGAACACTTTAGTAAAATTGAGTATGAGCCTGATTATGAATAGGCGTGATTAAGTGGGTTTAAAAAGGGATAGGGCAAATTTAAAATAAGGAGATTATTATGGAAAATACAAAGTTAAATATTTATCAAAAATTAAGAAAGGTGCAAACTGAATTAAAAGCACCTAAAGGACAATACAATAGTTTTGGAAAGTATGCGTATAGAAGTTGTGAAGATATTTTAGAAGCATTAAAGCCACTATTAGATAGAGAACAATTAGTTTTAATCTTAAGTGATAGTATGGAAGTGGTAGGCGATAGAGTTTATGTTAAAGCTACTGCAACATTAACAAACGCTGAAGATGATACACAAGTTATTACAACAAGTGCATTTGCAAGAGAAGAAGAAAGCAAAAAGGGTATGGACGGAAGCCAAGTTACAGGAGCGTCAAGTTCTTATGCAAGAAAGTATTGTTTAAATGGTTTATTCAATATTGATGATAATAAAGATAGCGACGCAACAAACACAGGCGATTCAAATGCATCTGCAACTATTGAAATGGCTACAAGCGAGCAAGTCGCAAAATTAGATGAATTAGGTATGAGAAATTGGTGTAAGACTAAAAAGGGCAAAGAATTAGAAGAACTTACAAAGCCAGAAGCAACAAAACTAATTGAAGTAGTATTAAAGAGAAAGGAAGCACAAAATAAGGCACAATAAGTGCCTTTTAGTGCAAGGTGGTAAAAATGAATAAAGTTATTATGTCAGGAAATATCTGCAATGATCTAGAGTTAAAAGTAAACGGTGATTTAAAAACATTAGGTGTTAGATTAGCCGTTAGGCGTTCTTTTAAAGTAAACGGGCAATATCAAAGCGATTTTATATCTATGACCGCATTTGATAAGACAGCCGAATTGTTAAGTAAATATTCACATAAAGGCGATAGCATTATGGTAGTTGGCAGATTACAAAATTGTAATTATCAAAAGCAAGATGGCTCAACAGTCTACCAAGATAAAGTTATTATTGAAAGCGTTGAGTTTTTAGGTAAACGTGAAGAAGAGCCAGTTCAAGAAGAAAAGGCAAAGCAACCAAGTAAGAAAGTAGAAAATAAAGGCAAAGCATTTGATGATAATTTCCAAGATATTACAGAAGATGATTTACCATTCTAAAGAGAAAGAGAGTTATAGCAATGAATACATTTGAAATTAAGTTAGATGAAACAACACATAAATATCAAGTAATTAAGAACGGTGTAGCGCTAGAAGTAGATTCTAGCATTACACAAGTCTTAAAGGCAGTTGATGTAGCGCCTAATTATGATAAAATCAATGAAGGTGTATTAGAAAATGCTAGAGAGTTAGGAACTAGCAAGCACGCCGAAATGGAAAACTATGTCAAATATAAAGGTGCAACTGAATTAAGCGTTTATGAAGATGTAGAAGATTCTAAAAACGCTATTGATAGCTTGTTTGATTTAAGCAATGGACAATTCAATACCGAAATGCCTATTGTGTTAGAATATAAAGGCAAAGTTATTGCAGGAACAATCGACTTGCTAGCAGTATCTTATCAACATATTATTGACTATAAATTTACAAGTCAAATCCATAAAGATTATGTTGAAGCTCAATTAAACTTGTATGCTTATGCAGTAAGACACTTTAATGGAACAATCAATGGAATTGAATTGAATAATGTAGATATTAAAAGAATTAGTGCAATTCATAAAGGTGAGATTATCGAATGTGAGTTGTGGAGCGATTCAAAGGTAGAAGATTTATTAGATTGTTATGTAAATGATTTGCCTTATATTGATGAAAAAGCATTGCAAAATGTAGAATGTATCAACACTGAATTAGTAGCACAAGAATATGAACTAGCACATTTTGAATTAAAGGTTAAACAATTAACCGATTTAATTAAGGCAAGAAGAGAAGCTATTTTAAATGAGATGCTAGAAAAAGGAATCAAGTCTTATGAAATCGGTGGTGTAAAATATACAGCAGTTGAGCCTACAACAAAAGAAACATTTGATAGCAAGAAACTCAAGGAAGATAATCCAGAGTTATATAACAAGTATAAAAAGACAAGCCAAGTTAAAGCAAGTTTACGTGTTAAGGTGGTGGAATAGTGTTATATCAAGTCGAAATACAAGGTTATATTGTTTGGTATAAGAATAAAATCAAAGAAGGTAGCAATATCACAAATCGGTTAAACGGATTCATTTTTACATATAATGATGAACTAGGCGACTTTAAATGTCGCTTGGCACAATCATTCCAAGCATACAATCAAGTTGCCGATTTAATCGAGAAAGACTTTCCACAGGAATACAATTTTAATGGTAAGCCGATTTATAGTGAAAAAATGCAATGTGTTGTAAACGGCACAATTATTCCTATTAAGACTTGGAGCAAGACTAAAAAGCGTTATGCTATTACACCAACATTAAGAATAGATAGAATTTATCATGTATATAGAAATCATCAAGAATTGGTTGAGAATCTAGGCTATGACAAGAATGATGAAATTCAAGCCGAGCTTGATAGATACACAACCAACGTTGAAGATGAAGTATCATTTGATGAACAAGAATTTGATATGTTAGAAAGGAAATGATAGAAATGAAAAAAGAGAATATCTTAATTAGTATTAGTGAAGCAACACAAAAGACAGGACGATCAAGACAATACATCTATCAACTTATTAAAGACGGGAAAATCAAGAAACATACAGAGAATGGCGTATTAAGAGTTGATTTCCTAGAATTGTATTCATATATTTCAACAGGGCACTATGAAAAAGTAGGTAGACCAAGAAAGAAAGCAAAATAAAGCGTTATAGTGCATTTTAAGGTTAAGATGTATAAATTATCACTTTAGCCTTAAAACGTTAAAATAGCGTAAATTTAGGTGGTATATGAAAGTATTAGCATTAGATGTAGGAACAACCGAAACAGGTTATTGTGTAGTTGATAGTGAAACAAGAAAGCCAATTGAATTTGGCAAAGTTGATAATGACTTATTGCTAGATAGGTTAATGGGACATTATCCAATTGATTTTGATGTATTTGTGTATGAGCAATTTACAAGTTATGGTATGCCAATAGGCGCAACAACATTAGAAGCTATTAAGTGGAATGGTAGATTCATTCAAGCAAACATAGATAATCAATGTAGACCAATTTATAATATAACAAGAATTGAAGAAAGGCGAGTAATCTGCAACAGTGTTAAAAGTGGAGATACTGAAGTTAAACATGCGTTGATAGAAAGGTTTGCACCTAAAGATAGCAATTTTGGAAAAGGAACAAAGAAAAATAAAGGATTCTTTTATGGTTTTTCAAAAGATATGTGGAGCGCTTATGCAGTAGCAACAACCTATTTAGACCTGTTAGGGACAAAAGATGAAAAGCAAATAAGTGAATATTAAAGGCACTAGAAATAGTGCTTTTTTCTTTTTAAAAAGTTATTAAATGTTATTGACATAAGCAAAGAAAGTGATATAATAGGAAATGTAGATAGCAAGTGAATTGCTAGGAAAGAGGTAAAAAATGGAATTTAAAGATTTATTAAAAGTATTAGAAGAGTATTATGCAAAGGCAAGAGAAGTTCAAGCAGTAAGACAAAAGTGGTTTAACAATGAACTTAAAACCAAAATTGAAAAGTTGTCAGTTGAAAACGCTAGTAGACAAGCTATGACAAGTGCACAAGATGCAATTACAAGTGGTCTTAATTATATCTTCTCATATTATAGCGACCACGGCGACCACGATAGCGGTGATTTTGAATTTGTAAAGATTAATATTGACCGTTTCATTGAATCCGCAAATATATTTGTTGAGTGTTTTGAAGAAGATAAGGGGGAATAATAAAATGGCAAAGCAAGAAAAAGAAACAATGAAAGATAGGGTTGTCAAATATATGGAAACATTTGGCAGTATTACAACAATGGAAGCATTCGCTGATCTAGGTTGCACTAGATTAAGCGAATATATCCGTCAAATAAGAATGGAAAGGGAAGTAAACAGTGAAATGGTGCACTCTAAAAATAGATTTGGTGAGCCTGTATGGTATTGTAAGTTTACTTTAGGGAAAATATATGGGAAGAACTAGATGTGTAGATGATGTTATCAATAGCTCATTTGGTGAAGTTATAGATACATATCGCAAACAGTGTAAACGAGCATTTGAGCATCATGACATAGTAAGAGTAAAAGAGTTAAAGCAAGACTTTTATACATTTAAAGAAGTATATCCAGAGAGAATGATAGATTATTTTTGGGTATTCATAGCACAAGGAAGTTTTGATAAAAGCCTGTTAAGAAAGGAATAGCAATATGGCTTGGAATTTATTTGAATTTGAAGAAGAGATAAAGAAAGCCAAAGAGCCAAAAACCGAATCACCTAAATTGATAGATTTTAGGAATTGGGTATTTGAAACAAATAGATTTAAGAAGTATAACCAAGTGTTATTAAGAATAATAATGAGTTGGTACATAAGTGATTCTTATGAGCTTAAAAGAGATAAATATGAAGAAGAGTGTAAGATAATCGAGAATCAACTTAAATCTTATTGGGAAGTATTTACAGGTAAGAATCTAACAATAGCATCTTATTACAACAA